CAATCCAAGAATGGGTCAAGGAAGGCAACAAGATAGAGGATGCCGACTAACATGGACAGCATAGACCCAATGTTATTCTGGAACATAATCCTGACTATGGTCGTTGTACCATTCGGTTGGGCATTTAACAAGATGTTCCAAGAGGTTAAACGCATACAGATACTCTTGAACAAGACACGAGAAGATTATGCACGTAAGGATGATGTAAAAGAAGATATGCACACACTTATGGATGCAATCAAAAGATTAGAAGATAAGTTGGATAAGATACTGATTGGAAATAGATAATGGCAACAATAACTACAGACGATCAACTCAAAGAAGAAATAGGTAAACTTGCCAGTGGACAACAGGGGGTTATGCCTAAAGTTGAACCCATACTACCTACCGTAAAACAAGATGAGTTACAAACAACAACAGGAACAACTGTAACTGGTGACGTAACTTCAGCCGTTGCATCACCAATAGTACCAATTACTCCTGCAAAACCTGTTGGTCAAGAGGGTGTAGGGCAGATAAGTTCCATTGCAACGAATGTACCACAGATAGGTGAAGCAAAGGTTGCACAGATATCAGATCCTAAAGCTGTTATATCTGATATACCACAGGGAACTGTCAGTCAACAATCTATAGTTGATCCTGCACAAGCAGAGTTAGATCAAAGAGCTACAGTAAAATTTCAACTCGGTAGTTTGTTTGAATCACTCAAGGAGGGTGAAGAGTTACCTGCGTGGGCAGCACCTGCCGTTCGTAAAGTATCAGCAGTTATGCAGGCAAGAGGTCTGGGTGCATCAAGCATGGCTTCTGCGGCCATAACTCAAGCTGTTATGGAATCAGGTATTCCGATTGCAGCCCAAGATGCAAACAAGTATGCGACTATTCAATTACAAAACCTAAACAACGCACAACAGGGTGCTTTGACTAATGCGGCTACATTCGCTGCGATGGATAAAGCAAACTTATCTGCACGATTACAAGGTGCTGTGACGAACGCACAATCATTGTTAACTGTAGACACAGCTAATTTATCTTCACAACAAAAGTCAAACGAACTTAGTTACAGTGCATTGACGCAGGCTTTGTTTAAAGATTCTGCAGAAGAAAATGCACGAAGAGAGTTTAACGCAAAGAATGAAGCACAAGTACAAGAGTTTTTTGCAGAACTTGGATCACAAGTTGAAACAGCCAATGCAAACAGAACTGCTGCAGTACAACAATTCAATGTGGGTGAAGAAAATGCCATGAATCAATTTAACACATCTATGAGAGATGCACGTGATAAGTTTAATGCCAATATGAAGTTTGCAATTGATCAGTCAAATGCACAATGGAGACGACAGATAAACACTGCAGATACAGCGTTGCAAAACGAAACAAACAGAATAAACGTTCAAAATCAATATAATCTTACGCAAAATGCACTGTCTCAACTGTGGCAAAAATATAGAGATAATGCAGCTTGGAACTTTCAAAAGTCAGAATCAGCTTTACAAAGGCAACACGAGATAGGTGTTATGGCTATGGAATTTGCAAATACCAAAGAGTTGTACGATAAAGAGATGAAAGACTCAATAGCTACAGGAGTTGGTAATTGGCTTGGAACGTGGATAAGAGAAGGTTAAAGGAGTTTTTAGTATGGGTCTTTGGGAGGATTTAACAAGTTGGATAGATCCCACAGTGGATTGGGTTGCAGAAGCAGTAGGATATACTGACGATGATTTTATAGATATAACAGGAGATGTGTATCAAGGTCTTACTGCAGGGGAGCAACTTGTTGCAGATGCCACTGACATAGTTGGATTTGCAAAAAAAGGTTATGATGTGTATAGTAAGGTATCAGGTTTTACTGACAAAAGTGGTAAACCAACAGGTAAACCTTACTTTAATCAACCTCAGTTTAGAAAGCAAAGTAGAACAGTCGGACAGCTAACATCAGGCTCTAGAGCATCCACACGAACAAGTCCAATAACAGGTAATCCTGTAAATATAGGATATGCTAATCCTGATGTCAGATCTTATTTGACACAGTTAGCACAAAATTCTTACAATCAACAAATGAACAACATGTTTTCTAGTTATCTTGTAACTCCAACTTTAAGAACTGGACAAAAAACAGTAGGCATAGGTTCGACCACAGTAAGGGGAATATCAAGTAAATCAGCCAAAGCATCTAAGACGGCTAGAACGGCACGAGGTTTAACATAATGATGGAAGATATGAACGAAGAGATGCAACCTATGAGAGGATCTATTGAAGCAAAAGATGAATTTGCTGTAGCACCTCCCGGTCATTCTCTTACACAGGACAATACACGATGGTCATGGGGTAATCCACCTGTAGATGTAGATCCAGAGATAGTACTAACTAAAGCTATTAGTTCACTTAAAAAACGAAAAGTACGTGATGAAATGACAAAGTTACTTCTCACTGGTGTGTCGGTTGAAACTATGGTCGAAGGTTATATATTACAAGGTTTTCACGAGGGAAGATTTACACCTGATGTTGGATTACTTATAAAGCCTGCATTAGCCACTGTCATAGCAGGAATGGCAGAAGAAGATAGTATACCCTATCGTATGTTTGAAAATAAAGATGCAGGTGATGAAGATAAGATGGATGATAAAACATTCTTCAGGATGTTAAAAGTTAACAACCCACGTATGTTTAGTTTTATAAAAGAAAATATAAATGAAACAATACGTGAGGGTAACAAACCACCTGAAGAAAACTTTTTAAATGCACAGTTAACAACGGAAGAAGAAGAACAATGAGTTTTGCACTAGGTTTCGTAAAAGGTTTAGTTGGTGGCTTCACAGAGAATATAAAAAAGGAGCAAGAAGCTCGTGGAATGGATGATCAGCGACTTGCTGCAATAGAAGATACCATGATACAGGCATCTCTTGATCCTAAGAAAAGAGTTCCTGAAAGTCTAGCAACTATGGTAAGAGATGCAAAAGCAGGACTTAAAAAGAGAGGTGGTATAGATATATTCGGTAGAGCAGGACCTAGACTTGAATTAGATATAAATAAGATTTCAGGTTTAATGAATGAAGTTGATGATGAAAAGTCTTTTTATGATTTAGGCAAGTACAAGATACCGATTGCATCTGATTTTTATGAACCAAAAACTAAAGGTATATTTAAAGCCAATACGTTTTTCCAGACATTTCAAGACTACATAAAAGCTAATCCTGATAAAACTGTTGAAATTGTAGATTATTTAAACAGTGATGAGGGATCTTTATACAAACAAGCTTTCAACAATGACTTTAGCAAGTTCGGAGGATATTGGAATAAAGCAAACTTAATTAAACAAACTTCAATAGATGGCAACACAACCATCCTTAATAAAGCTGATTTTGAAGGTAGTTTTGGTCTTTTTCTAAACGCTTTTAAGAATGTTATAACAAATCAAAGATCACAAAGTGATATAGAAATAGATAGTTATATAAATAAGTTTGATGAAAAAGAGGATGGTAGCAAAGGAGCAATCCCAAAAAATAGTTTTGTATTTTACAACAATGAAGGCAACATTGGTCTGTTTACTTTTAAAGATGTTGAAAAATATAGTGCATTAGATATGATAGCGAGAGAAAATGGATTTGACATGAAAAACAATGTCAGTAAATTCATTGAAGCTTACAGAAAAAGTGTTCAAAAAGATAGACCTACCATATCTTTTACTGAAGATGGCAAAGTCAGATTTGATATGTCTACTAGGAAACAACAACTTCAAACCTATCTTCCCAATTTATTTTATGCGATTGATTTACGACAATTAGGTGCTAACAAAGATTCAGCAAATTTAGACGATGAAGAGAAATTAAAGATACTTCAATACGCAGGTAAAAAGGCATTAACAAGAGGTCAAATAATACAATCTATAGCTCCACTTATGCAACCTGATGAAAACAACAAATCATTCTTTGGAAGTATGATAGGTTATGAATCGACTACAAGTTCGGTAGATAAAGAGAAGTTGTTTAAAGAATACGTGGGTATGAATATAAAAGATTTTACAGATGGATACAATGCCACTAGAGATACTGTAAAAAAAATAAATGAGTTATTAGTTGTCATAAGTAAAACAAGTGCTACAGGAGCAATAACAGAAGAGCTAACTAAATTTTTTGCAAACGTAACTTTTCCAGTTGGAGGTACTATCAAACAACTTGCACAGATGATAGCAAGTGGAGATCCTAAACGTGGTGATACTTCTGTAAAAGATCTTGAAGATATTATAACTAGAGTAAAAGGTGAGGGTTATAGTATTTATGGTGATGCTTTAAATATTGGTTTGCAAGACTCTATGGTTATCTATTTAGCAGCAGCTATGGCTAGAGCCGTAGATCCATCTGGTCGATTATCTAACCAAGACTTTGAAGTACAAATGAGAAGATTGGGTGTTTCTGGTTTGTTTACTTCAAAACCAATGAAAGTTACTATGTTAAGAGATGTTGCAGATGACTTTAACGAAAAATTTGAAAGAATAGAAATTATAAATGACATACTTAAAGATAGCACTGGTAAAGGTTTAAACAAGAGACAACTACAACTCCTGATGGCTAATGAAAAATTAAATGGTTTGTTGGATGCTGTTACTGGTGCAGAAATTGGAAAGCCTAAAAAGAGAAATTTAAATGAAATGCACAAAGGTAGAAGAAGATATGTACCAGAACTTGAAAATGGAAAGCCAACAGGTAGATACATAGATAGAAAAGAAAATTTTGCAAAAATACAGGGAAGTGAGTTTAAGTAAACATGGAACTTCAAGAACAAAACATACCGATGGTAGATCCTCAAGAGGGAGAAAACGTACTTCCTATAAAAGATGAAAAACCAGTTGTTGAAAATGTGCAAAAAACTAAAGAACCACCTGTAGACAACAGAGGTGTAGATTTAGCTGTGCCTGCTGAGTCTGATAAAAAAGATCCTGTAAAAGAAACCAAAGATCCTGTAAAAGAAACCAAAGATCTTAGTAAAACATTTGTGCCTGACGAAGCATCTGTAACCAAACCTATAATAAGAGGTAGAAGTTCTAATTATTTTTCAGAAGAAGAGCCTGAAGTACGAGATCCAAGTGTTGCAAACATACCACGCTTGGATTTAATTCCGGGGGTAGTCACCAAGAAAGGTGTGACAGCAGGAATTTACGGTCCTGAAATGAAGGCAGAAGCTGAAAAAAGTATAGCAGAACTTCAACAAGTTTTTACTTTTGACGCTTTAGTAGACATTGTTAATAACAAAAAAGATGCACCACCTGAAATAGGTGAAGATAATTTTCAAAGAATTAAAGATGCTGTTTACATATTAAATAATGCGTCACAATTTCCTGATGATATAAATGATGCTAAAGATATTGTGGACAGAGGTGTAGAGGTAATTAACTCTACCAGAAAATCTCAAAAGTTTCCTGTGGCTTTTACTCGTGATGACGTATTTGCTCCTACGAAGAAAGCTTTAGAAGAAAAAGATTTAAATGAATATGATTTATATGATGCACAAAAAGTTTACTTTCAAAGTAGAAAAGAATTTTATCCGTTAGTACAAACTATAGGTGATAACATAGGTGCATTTAATGTAGACGATAAGAATGTTATTCACGAAATACTTATGAAAAGAGTGACCACTGGAGAGTTTTGGAGAAACTTAACACAGACTGGTAGTGAGATAATAAATCCATTTATAGTTGATCTAGTACCATTCATAGCAACTACTGTCGCAGATGGCACTTACTCAATAGCACAAGGTCTTAGTCAAAGTGGTAACTTTATAGACGAAGCACAAAAAGCTTGGAACTCAAGAGAACCAAAAAGAGAAAAGTATAAGCAAGCGTACAAAGACTTTATATTTGGATCAGATCCAGTTTTAATGTCCGATTATGTAAACAAAGCGATACATGAAGAACTTGATGATTTACTTGCAAATAAAAAAATAACTCCTGACCAACATAAAAAATTAACTACTTTTACAGATATTGACGGTAAGGTTAAGAAAAGAAAAATAGTTAGTGAAGATCAAGCACAGATGTTTCTTAATGAGTCTTTACAACAACTAAGCACTTTTAAATCTGCACTATTGTTAGCAAGTGAAAACTTAGGGGGTGCTTACGGAATATCAAAATTAAAGGCAGCAGGTGCAAAAAAATATGTACAAAATTTACAAAAAACTGTAGACAAGTATAAAATAGAACAAGCCACTCAAGGGCAGTTTAAGTACGCAGGTATGGGTACTATTCAAGCAGCTCGTGCCATGAGAGCAGACCTTGAAATATTTCCTAAATTTAATGAGGATAAATTTAAACTTGGTTTAAGAATACTTGAAAATGAAAAACAGTTTGTAAAAATGAAAAAAGATTACAGCAAAAAAGTTGCAAATCTTGAAGCTGTGAAAAGATACTTAATAAATAAAAACATAGACCCTGAAAAAAATATTAATTTCGTAAAAAGAAAAAAAGAAGTTCAATCATTAAGGGGTAAAATATTCCGTAATGTTGTATCAAGACGAACAAAACCTATATTTAAAGATGCTATGGGCATAGCCTTTCCTGTAACTTTGACACAACTTGTTGCAACAGAGACAGCAGAAAAATTAGAGTTCTTAGATTATTACTCTGCACAAGGTATAGGTTCTTTAATACACATGGCAGGGTATCTTAAAATTCCCGGCACAAAGATGAAAACGTTCGGAGATCTTCCGAAGATGACTGTTAACTTTGTTCTTTCACAAGTTGGAAATGTTAGAGATGTAATTCTAGATCTTGGTGCTGTGTCAAAGTACACTGATGAATTATTTAGAAGTAAAGATTTAAAAGAGTTTGATCTGTTAGTAAGACAAAGACCTGAACGAGGTGGCAAGGGTCTTACTTTAAAAGAGAAAAATGGTTGGAGTTATATCACAAAACTTGCATCTATACTTCCTGCTGAAAGAAGAAAAGAAATTCTATTAAATTTAAAAGAACAAATTGATGCAGAAGAAGCTGTCATAAGACAATTTCCACAAGCAGAACAACAAAAAATACGTGACATTGTGACAGCAACTTTTGCACAATCATCACAATTAACTTGGTTAAAAAGTGCTTATATATTACAAAACAAAGAAATACAACTGGGTGACATGAATAGCATATATCTCATGGAGAATGTTCAAGCGTTACACAAAGCAAAAGAAGAACGTCTTGAGTTTCTTACTCTTGCCATAGATAACATGAGACGAAAGTTGATAGGCAGAACAGATGTAAAAGACGCCAGTGCCGTTGAATCTTTTGTAAAACAGTACGATGATTTGTTAGAAGCAGAGCGACAAAATCTTATATACAATCAAGAAAAATTAGATATGGATATGGATGCACTTCTTGAGCATGTATTTTTAGATCAAGATAAAAACATAGATCCAAAAATATTAGATACTTTATTTGACGGCAATGTAGATTTACAAAAAAGATTGCAACCGATTGTTAATGAAGGAAAAGCCATAGAAAAAACTGCTACTAAAATATTTAATCTTCTTGCTACAAAAGGCAAATCAATAGCACAAAACAAACAAAGTAAAGATTTCGTTAATAAAAGTGCTTTAACTTTAGAACAAGTTTTTGACAATCATATAACTTCATTTTATGCTAGGGGTAAAGCAGGATATAATGATTTAGATACAATTTTTAAAAATGAAAACAGAACTATTGACATAACTGAACTTATGTTTGAGTACAAAGAGGTAGCTGATCCTGAAAAAGCTAAAAACTTTATGGGATTTTTTAGCAAGACATCTGAATTTTATAACAGCACACCTAATAAAAAATTATATGTTGCTTTACGAGAAATGGCTAAACGCTCACTCAAAGGCATTAAAGGTAAAGAATATGATGAACTATATGAATTACACACAAACCCACAAAGTGATTTTTATATAGGTAAAAAAGACGATGTTGACGAAATGGACATAGCCTTATATTGGTATGAAAAAGGAGACTTAAAAGCTTTCAAAGCCTTGCCAAGTGAAGTCACTGAATTGTACGCATCTTTCAGAGATTATGCGTATAGACAAGATGCTAAATTAGGCAAGAGTGAAATGTTCACTAAATTTAGTAACAAAGCTCAAAGTATATTAGACCTTGTCAAAGAGCAAGCACCTGATTATTTTGACGCATTTGAAAAAGCAAATAAAAATTACAAAAAAGAAGTTTTTGACAGAGTAGATGGCAATGGTGTTTTAACAAAATACATGAAATCAAAAACAGGTAGAGTTCCAGAGATAACAAAATCAGGAACAAACGTGTTTTATTCAAACAATTATAAAGGTAAAAATCCACAGCAATTAATTTTAGAGTTTGTTCCAGACATGGAAAATTATTTGCAAACAGGAAAAGATATAAACTACATAGATTTCACAAATAAATTTAATGAGTTTTATAGACAGATGTCTGACTTTACAACTGATGGTAAAGTGCCTGTATTTAACTTAGATGATGAGTTAGGGTTAGCTAAATACGAAGCATTTAAAGAAGCCTTAACAAATATGATGTACAGTAATTGGGCAAATAAGTATTTAAAAATATCACAAAAGTTTGGAAAAAGACAATTCATAGAAGAAACTGAAAACTTAACACGAGGTTACAATTTTGCTCAAATAGACGGTGAAAAATTAAAAGAGTTATCTGAAGCTACAAAAGTAAATGTTCTCAAGAATGGAAAAATTGTACAAGAGAATATGTTAGATTTTACAAAGTTAATTGAAGATGAAAACGACATTGTTAAACTTTTAGACAGATGGGAAGGTGCTGCAAAAACTTACGAAAAGTTTAAAAGAGTAGGCAATAAAAAAATATTAAATATGATAAAATCAGAAAAGAGTTTATTAAATAGAAGAAATAAAGCTATTGAAGAAATTGGAAACATCAGTGGATTTAAAAGAAATCCATTAGGTTTTTATCAAGAGTATGTGTTAAATGGCACGGCAGATGAAATTGCGAGAATAAGATCAGAAGCTATAAAAAAAGGTTTTACAAAAGATGAATTTGATAACGCATTAATATATTTAGTCAATAAGGGTATGGAAGCTGCGGCCGACTTAAAAACAATCGCAGGTAAACAAGTGCCTAGTTTTGATGGTAAAATGACTTCTTTAGTAGGATTTCACAATCCAGAAAATTTACTTAAAGATTTACGTGAAAAAAAAGATGTATTTAGTCAAATTTTAGGTGCAGAAGTAACAGAAAATTTTGAACAAATTGTTGATTTACTTGTAAAAGAACGAGATGCTTTTGGTGATGTTGACAGAATAAGCGGCATGGTCAAGGGTATTAGTAATAACGAAGTCATAAGTAGAGCGTTCAACTTAGCTAGAGGAATGGTTAGTCCTACCTATGTTGGTGCTGAAATAGCATTTAGATTGGCATCTAACGCAGGCATAGAAATGTTACAACTTGCAGGTTCAAGCAGAGAAGCATCACGTTTGATGAGACAGATGTTAGAAAATCCTGAAAAATTAACACCTGCAGAAATAAGTAGATTTGGTGTTTTAGCAACAGACTTTGTACTTACAGAATATGCACGAATGGACATAACTCTACCTAATTGGTTTCTAGGTGGTGACAAAGAAGAAAATCAGACTACATAAGGAGAAAATAAATGAAAATGTATAACAATGGACAACGCCCACAAAAGATGTATGGTGGTGGTATGGCTATGAGAAAACCTATGATGATGGGTGGACTTGCTGAAAAGAACAGAAGTCAAAACACTATGACACCCAAAGCCAAAGACTCAATGGGCATGATGACTGAACAGAAGAAGTTCGGTATGGGTTACAATCTTGGTGGTGCAATTAAGAAGTTTGAAAATAAAAGCAATGGTGGTAAAGCAGGTGGCATACCTAAAACACCAAAACAAAAAGAGTTTGCAGCTTTAGCAGACCCAAAAGATAGAATAACTTTAGCAGATAGAATAAAGGGTGCGAAATCTTAAATATAGTTTCGTGAACCACTCATTATATCATCAGCACTTTTCCTCAAATACCGAAGCAGTGATGCAACCTGACTTGTGCCACTATACATAGGCAACCCAGTATTCAATTCTCGTTCGAGATCGTCAGGGGTAACTGCTTCGTAGTTCATCTCCACATTCCCCTCTTTATTTAAAAATACTTCTAATGAAAATAGTTTCGCTTTAGTTTTTGATATCATGGCAAGGACTCAATTGACTTATCTGTAGGTTATAACAATCAGCTTTGAATGTATAGCCGTTGTTATAATCAATATCCCCTTTTCTGTATAGGGTGGCTTCTTTGTAAAAGCTCTGTTTGGATATGCCACCAAGAATCCAAGCTTTAGTTAAATCTGTAAGTATGCGAACAAACACATACGCATCACAATCTTGTTTAGTTCCATGCAACGCTACGGAACAATCATAAAAAGGTTTAGGCTTAGAGTTACAACGCTTGGTCTTAACATCTATTCTCATCCCATCCTTCACAAGATCGTAATCGTATGTATTCATCTGCTCTGCTTCAATACTATCAGCAACGATTATCTCACCTATCGCACCTACAACGTTGCTAGTGCCACCTGTAATACTTCCCTGCAATATGCCCACAGTAGAAGCTTTTTCCCTCGCACGGTTCATATAATCGTCATTGATCGGTATCTCTATCATTAGCTTGAACTCAAGTCCACGACTTCACAGGCATCTGCAGTACAGGCTAACTCACGAGATCCACTCGTATTATCTTCCTTTTCATACATAGAGAACTTAGTCCAGTCGAGTGACGATGGTACACGCCCATTCCATTCGAGATATTCATCTGCATCTATGTCCTGATAAGGAGCTTGTTGGTAGGTGTGATCAGAGAATGGTAAGAATGATACCCCTGATGCAATATCAAAGTTCTCATACAACCACGCACCCACTTCCATCCATTCGCTTTCTTTTACAGAAATAGTAACAGACGGCTTGTGTTCACACCAATAAAGTGCATAGACTTTCCATAACTCTAGTTGTTCTATTGCACTCATCTCTGTCCTAGTGATAGCACCACTAGGGGATTTCATTGGAAACGAAAAGACAGTAACACTATCAGGTTTTGTGATATCAGGTTCAAACGGTATGTTCTCCTCTTTCATGAATTGTGTAAGTGGATCTTTGTTATCACCACGTACAGTTCTTACATAAAAAGGATTGTGTCTAGCGTGTATACCTGACGCTGAATCAGTGAGTTGCGATACAGTACCACTTGGCTTTACACATGTAATAGCTGTGCTTCTTGGTATGCCAATCTTCTGTGCATACTCTTTGTTTGTATCTACTGCAACCTGTTTCATTTCCTGTAACCAAATCTTTGAATCTGTCTGTCTAGCCAACACATAATTATCCATGATACCAGTTAATGAAACACCTAGCAAGCGTTCTTCTTCAGTATTTGTTTTCCATATCTTTCGTAAGTATTTTAAATCTGTAAGAGTAGATTGAAATGTACCCAAGATAGTTGCAATCCTTACTTTGGATCGTAAGCTTATCAAGTCATCACCCTCACGAACTACGACTTCAGATAGATTACAGAACTGATATGGTCTAAGTATAATCTCACTACATGGATTAGTACCCCACATGTGTCCTGTCTGTCGTCTACCATTCTTAGCAACTTGATCATCTGCAGCCTTACGGTTGAACATACCACGTTCACCTGACTTAGACTCATACAAGGCTAACCATTCTCTCATGTAAGTTTCCATACTTGGCTTACCTTTGTATGCTACAGAGTTGTTAGCTAAAGATCGTTGTCCTTCGTTTTCCCACCATTGACCTGTCTTAGCATGAGCCATTTGATCATCGTTTAGGTTAGATAGACTGATCAATGCAGATCGTCTCACTCCACCAACCACAACAACCTCACCAACTTTACACATAATATCGTGGCACTCGATAGGAAATAGTTTTCTACCTTTTGCTTCTTTGAACTTATCTATTGTAAACTTAAATAGGTTGACCAACGGATCAGGTCCTGATGCTCTACCACCCATAACTTTTAGTCTTGCACCTGCAGGTCTAACGTTAGATATATCCCAAGACGGTATCATCCCTGAATACAGTAATGCAACGAGTTCACGAAATGATTTTGCCCATCCTGCCTTGCTATCTTCTACAATAATAACAACGTCAGAGTCTTGCATGTTTTCGCTGACGATAGGTAGCTTGTCTACATTCTCACGTTCAACACTAAATCCTACACCTGTACCACACATAAGTATGTACATCGCTTCATCGAAAGATCGTGGACTATCTACAGGTAAATAGCTACAGTTGTAACCACACACGTTATCTCTTTTCAATGCCTGTCCTGCAGTCATCAAAGCTCTCATAGATGGCATAACACTAAGGTTGGTTATGTATTCTTCTATGGCTTGTTTATCTACCTTATCTATCTTGTAGTTGTGCTTTTCAAGTAAAGCTTCTTCCATAAAGTCTATGTATCTTGAAACTGTTTCACCCCAGTTTTCTCTTCTTCCTTCTTCATCAAGCCAACGAGCATATCGTGATTTGTGGATGAACTCTTGGTATGATGTTGGTAACATATTAGACGACATTCTTTTACCCCTTTTTTACTTCTATTAGTTTATTTAAATACCATCGTGCTTTTTCTAAATCCTCTACACCGTTCTTGTATGGGTATCTGCATAGATACTTCATAATGTTTCCTTGTAGATAAAATTCAAAACCATCAC